CATTTGTGTCTAATCTAATATGTTTATAAACGTATGCCATTTTCTAAATCTTTATTTATTAGTGTTCTTATTCTTTTAGATAATGAATACCCATTTTTATCACAATGTATTTTATAATTTTTAATTACATCCTTTTCAATTCTGATATTAATTAAAACTTTTTTTTCTTTTTCTTCCATATTGTAAATTTTTTGCTTTACAATAAATATGTACAAAATTATTAAAAGATTAATAATTGAAAAAAATTATCTTCCTTGACCTTTATTTAATTTTTTATAATGTTTAGAACTTTTAAGTTTAGAGTACTTAGAAGTCGAATGAATACCTGGTCTCTTTTTAGTAACCTTTCTTAATGAAGATGATGCGTTACTAGATTTAGTTGCTTTTGCCATAACTATAATTTTACAAATAAATATATAAGACAAATATTAAATACGATATTTATAATAAAATATTAATCAACTGAAGGGTTGATTTTTTGTTTTTTTAATTGTATATTTGTAATTATGAAAAACATAATATTTTTAGATTACGATTCGGATAGGGATGGTAATGAAATAAGAATTGGTAAACCAAACCAAGAAGCACCAACTGATAAAGTAATTGAGGTGGAAATGTTAAATTTAGATGTTGATTTATTAACAGATGGTTTAATTAAATTAATTGGTGAAGCCCATAAATTAGGTTTTTGGGATAAATCGGTGATATTAGATAATGTCATTGGTAAATTATTAAAAGAAAAGTATGACAAATCAGGAGAAAGCAGTGATGTATGAGGCAATCGTTTCAGAAGGAGACAGATTGAACAGAGAAAAATCTAAATTAAAAGCTGAAAACGCTGGAATAAACATGTCAAAAGAGACTGAAATGTCAATTGCAGATATTGATAAAAGATTGTTTATTTTAGAAACTAGGTTGAATGAACTAGTTAGATAATGGCAAAAAAACGAGTTAAAGTTCAAGCTGAGCTCATTCAACCTATTGAAGAGCAACCAAAACTTAGACCTGTTGTTAAACAAACAACTAAAAAAATTGAAGCTGAAATTAAACCTATTGAAAAGAAAATTGATGAAAGAAAATCAACAACTGACAATAGGTTTGAAAGGCACAAAGCTTTTGGTGATTTAGTAAAAAGGGCTGAGATAACTGAAAAAGTTAAACAAGGGTTACTTAAATGGATGTTTTACGGTATTGATAACGATAATGGGTATCAATACTATTTAAAAATTAAAAAATAGTTATATGGGATTACAATCACAAATCAGTGCAGATTTAGTTACTGCAATGAAAGCGAAAGACACAATTACATTAAAAGTCTTAAGAGTATTAAAAGGTGAAATCCAAAGGGGTGAGCAATCTTCAAATGGTAAGATTGAGTTATCAGATGCGGATATTGTTAAATTAGTTAAAAAATCAATTGATGGTATTATTGAAACAGGTGGTGACCAATTAGAAGTTGCTGTACTTGAAAAGTATATGCCAAAACAAATGAGTTTTGATGATATGTATTTTCAATTTTCATTACTTAGAAGTCTACAAGGGTATAACTCACCAAAAGATATGGGTAAAATTATGGCATATTTTAATCAAAATTTTGCTGGTCAATATGATGGTAAAGTATTATCTCAAATGGTTAAAGACTTACTAACAAATACTGACTCTATTGCGTAATGGATAGTAACGAAAGATTAATTGAAGATATTAAAAATCTTATAAAGTTCTATGAGGGGTTAGCACAGACAACTCCTCAATTAGAATTATACGTTAAAAAACTTCATCAACAACTTGATGAACTAACAAACGAAGAAAATAATCAATAATGAGTAAATCTGTTTTAGTTGCAGTTGCAAACGAGGGTCAACAAAATATGCCACTAGCTGTTGTGGAAAAATGGGACCCAGAAAAATTATCATTCTTTGGTGAAACTGTTTTCTTTAAAGTGGGTGATAGTTACTTTTCTATGAAAAAATTAGATTTTTGTAATATTTTTCAAGAAAAGTGTGCTTTTATAAAATATAAATAATATATTTGCAGTATGGCATTAATAAAATTTGAATTAAAAGAAGACCACATTAAGCTTATAAAGCATTTAAAATGGTCAATGACTACAGATAATCAGATATTATCTAGGGGTAATGATAATGAAGAACATGGTGATTCACCATTCGGTGGTGATGATTTATTTGAAGATATGAATACTATATTAAATGGTAAACCAGAGAACTTCGACCCATTAAATGATGAAAATATTATACTAACAGAATCTCAAATAGTTGATATGCAAATATTATTTGATGAATTACCAACAGCATTAGATATTATATTATACACAACTAAATTTGAACCTGGTCACTATAAATCTAAATGGTATGATAGAAATTGGGTTAAATTTGAACCAAAAGTGAAATTAGTATGAGTGAATTTAAAGATGCTTACATTATTGTTAAAGTTTTAACAAAAAAAGGTGGAAAACCGCAACACATATTCTTAGTGAATAGTCATAATGAGATATTAGAATTTGATACTGAAGAAAAAGCACAAAGTGTTGCTGATTTATTTGAGAATAATTCTGAGAATGGTTGGGTATATTACGTAAAAAAAGTTTAAATATGAATCGAACACATTTTGATTTAAAAAGTATACCATTTAATAAGATTTGGTTTACATCTGATACACATTTTAATCATAGCAACATCATCAAATATTGTAAAAGACCATTTGAAGATGTTGAAGAGATGAATCAAACTTTGATTGATAATTGGAACATGGTGGTAGCTGAAGATGATTTGATTATTTGTGATGGTGATTTTTCACTTGGTAGTTCAAATAATGCTATTATGATATTAAATCGATTGAATGGTTATAAAATATTAATTAAAGGTAATCACGAAAAAGCTGTGCTTGGTAGTAAGGAAGCTAAAGAATACTTTGATGCTGGTATTTATGATTTATTAGAAATCAGGGTATTAGATGAAGAAGTGTCAGATGGTTTTCAAGATATCATATTATGTCACTACCCAATGTTATCTTGGAATAAATCACATAGAGGTTCATGGCAATTATTTGGCCATGTTCATGGTATGTTAGATGGTGACAAAAGATTGTCACCAAATCAAATGGACATTGGTGTTGATTCAAATGGTTTTAGACCAATCTCATATCAAGAAGTGAAAGAAATTATTACTATACAAAATTTAGATAGAATCAAAAATGCGAAATAAAAATAAAGACCCATATGTTGCTGATATAGTAGCAATACAAAGATTAGTTAAAGAATGGGTTAACCATAAATCATTAATCATAGCATATGATTATGATAATACAGTATTTGATTATCATAATCTTGGATATGAGTTTGATTTTGTTATTGATTTATTGACAGAATCTAAAAAATATGGTGCTAAATTTATAGTATATAGTTGCTCACCAGTCAGTAGATATGGTGAAATGGGTGAATATTTAAATTCAAACAATATACCATTTGATACAATAAATGAAAACATAATTGAATTACATGGTGGTAGTGGTAAATTATTTTATAATATATTCTTAGATGATAGAGCTGGTCTTAAATCAGCGTGTTCAATATTAAGCGCAGCACTAAGTGTTATTAAAAGAAACCCACAAACAGAAGAAGAAGCTTGTGAAATGTTAAAAGACATATATGGTTCGAGAATTACTTGTTAATAACAAAACTGATATTTTTGAAATCATAGATGGTTGTAAAAATAATGATAAATCTTACCAATCGGCATTATATATAAAATACTATTACACTGTTTTAAATGTTTGTAAAAAATATATTAGTAATTTACATGAAGCTGAAGATTTAACGCAAGATATATTCTTAAAGTTAATGAATAAGTTAGACACATTTAAAGGTAAATCACCAGCACAATTTTCCGCATGGGTTAAGATGGTTAGTAAAAATAGTGTTATAGATTCTATACGAAAAAGACGAGATACCACTGATATTTCTGAAGATAAATTGAATAACCTCAATTCATATTTTATAAATACAGATGTAATTGATAATTTTGAAGAAATTATGTCTAACGATATAAATGTTGCGATATCAAACCTAAGTCCAAAACAAAAAAAAGTATTCCAATTATACTATATTGAAAATTATAGTCACAATGAAATTGCTGATAAACTCGGTATTAATGTTAGTACATCAAAAACTAACTTACTTAAAGCTAAATTAAAGCTTTCTAAACTACTTCAGCATTATAACAATAGTTTTAATTAAAAATTATGAAATTTAAAAATTTAACTGAAAGTCAGAAGGACCGTATACGTGAAGTTTACAATGACAAAGACTCCACATCATGGGAAAAACGAGCAGCAATGCTTGGTGATGAATTCGGTGTTAGTGAACGAACAATACGTAAATGGTGTTCTGAAAGATTATCATTAAAAGAAAAGGTTGATATTGAACCAGAACAGTATGTAAAAGCCAAAGCTAGAGTACATGATGAAAACAAAAAAAGATTTATCATCACATGGGCTCAAAATAACACTCCAGTACATTCTGGATTCCTTAAGAATATTGAAGCATATGCTGATTATATCAACGCTGATATTCACGTTATTGCTGGTAGATATAAAAATCCAACATCAATATGGTCACAAAACCAAGAACAAGAGGAAAATTGGGACAGTAAAGTCATTAAGTATTTAGATGCTAATAGACATGATATCCATGAGTTTGTATCAATATTATCAGATATTAAAATTCAACCAACAGCGGTAAATCCAATGACTGGTTTACAGGCTTTGAGTGGTGTTAATTCATGTGTCTTTGGTAGTCCAAAAGTACAATTAGAAATGATACCAGTTTTAGAAGGTTGTAGACCAAAAATGATGCTAACTACTGGTTCTATTACTAAAAAGAACTATACTGACTCTAAAGCTGGTAAAACTGGTGATTTCCACCATACCTTTGGGTTTGTTATTGTTGAAATAAAAGATGATGAAATTTTCTTTACTAGACAAGTAACTGCTGATGACAAAACTGGTAACTTTAGTGATTTATACTTTAGAGTTGAAAATGGGTTAATTAAAGAATTGGATAAAGTTTCAGCTATAGTATTGGGTGATATTCACTATGGTCATCATGACCAAGTAGTACTTGATTCAACTATGGTACTAATGGATAAACTAGTACCTAAACATGTTATTTTACATGATGTATTTGATGGTAATTCAATATCACATCACGAAATGAAAGACCCATTTATTCAATACGGTAAAGAAATTGCTGGTACTAATGATTTGGAAAAAGAGGTTGAAAATATGTTAACTGGGTTACAAGCATTTGAAAAATATGATAATGTTGTAGTTGTTAGAAGTAACCATGATGATTTCTTAGACCGATGGTTGAAGAATGAAGACTGGAAGAAACAACCAACTTTCAAGAACTCAAGATTATATATGCGATATAGTGACTTATTACTTGAGCAGTATGGTAGAGACCCATATAGTGTTAAAGGTGTTATCCCATCAATTATAAATGAGAGATTCCCTAAATTTAAAACGTTAGGTAGAAGTGAATCTTATAGAGTTAAGGATTGGGAACTTGGACAACATGGTGATATCGGTTCTAATGGTAGTCGTGGTTCATTATTACAATTCCGTAGATTGAATACTAAAATTGTTGTTGGTCATTATCATAGTCCAGGTAGAAAAGATGGTGCAATCGCAGTTGGAACATCAACTAAATTAAGAGTTGGTTATAATAAAGGTGCAAGTACATGGTTACAATCACATATTATAATACATACAGACGGTAGAGCTCAACACATAAACTTCATAAATGGAGAATTTACAACCTTAAACTAATGAGTAGGAGAGTAAAAAAAATTGACCTTGAAGTTCAGGAATTATTAAAAAATAAAACAATTACTAGCGATGAAATTATTAATGTCTTCATGAAATATGAGGACATTAATATTAAATCTATTGAGAAGTTAAATAAAGAAAGAGTAGTTGAGCGAAATAGAATAAAAGGTGCTTTAAGACAAACAATAAATGCTCACGGACCTATTGATATGAAACTAATAGGTAGTGCTACAAAAAGGATTTCTGGTGCACTAATAACAAACAAAGAATCAAAACCAAAAACTAAATCAAATTTCAATAGTTTTATTTGGGGGTTAATAGTTGGTTCATTAATAGTATTATTATTAATATGAAAGATTTTATTAAAAGTATATTTAGAAAAAAATTAAATGAAGGTAAACACAGCGATAAGTTTGAATACGGTTGTGTTATGGTATTTTTAGATGTGAATAAAGAAGATTGGGATAATCTTGAATCAATGATTGATAAAGATGATTTATATCTTGGTGAAGATGGTGATAGAGGATATGGGTTTGAAACTGAACCACATGTTACAGTGTTATATGGATTACATAGTGATATACCATTAGAAGATATTGAAAAGGTTATTAATGGTTTAAAAAAACCAGAATTGAAGATGCAAAAAGTATCATCATTTAATAATCCAAAATTTGGTGTATTAAAATTTGACGTGGAAAGTGAAGATTTACATAGTGAAAATAAAAAGTTTACTAAATTCCCACATACCACATCATACCCAGATTACCACCCACACGCAACGATTGCCTATATCAAACCAGATAAAATTGATAAATATGTTGATAAATTTAAAGACATTGAACCAGTTGAGGTTGTTGTAACTAAAGTGGTTTATTCAATGGCTGATGGAACAAAAAAGGAGTATCCTTTTGAAAATTAAATATTTATTTGTATATTTGTAAAATGAAAGATAAAATTAGAATGATATTAAGGGAAGGTGTTATTGATGAAACTATCAAACGAGTAGCTATATTTGATTTTGACGGAACATTAATTGATACTGATACACCAGAAAGTGGTAAACCTTTGTGGCAAAAAGAATTTGGATTTGAATGGCCATTTAAAGGTTGGTGGGGTAGACCTGAAAGTCTAGATAGTAGAATTTATTTTCAAAAAGACACTAAATTAGCACCAGGTTTAAAGGAAATTGGTCTTAAACGAAATATTTTTGATAATAACCCAATACCAAAAACATTATCAGCTTATAAAGAACAATCTAGTAGACCAGATACTATGGTATTATTATTAACTGGTAGACATGCTGGTGTTGGTAAATTGGTTACTGATATATTAAACAGTAAGGGATTAAAGTTTAACGATTATATCTATAAAACTGGTAATTTAGATACTGCTGACTTTAAAATAGAAGTATTGAATAAATTAGTTAATAACAACCCAAGCCTAGAAGAAATTGAAATCTGGGAAGATAGGGATGACCATTTACCAGTATTCCAAGACTGGGCCAGTAAACAAAAAATAAAAGTAATTGTTCATCATATAACGGATGCAACAAAGTAAAAAAATGGAGCCAATAGGTTCCCTTTTTCATTTTAAGTAATATTTATAATAAACGCTTAAAATGAAAGTTACAAAGATTACAAGTAAAGGTATTGATTTAATTAAATCATTCGAAGGCTTTAGTTCAAAACCTTATTTATGTCCAGCAAAAATTCCAACAATTGGATATGGTGCCACATTTTACCCAAACGGTAAAAAAGTTACAATGAAAGATTCATCAATCACAGAAGAAAAAGCTATTGAGTTATTAAAAAGCATGTTGATTAAGTTTGAGCAATATGTTGATTCATATTGTATTGATACGGTTACTCAAAGTCAATTTGATGCATTAGTTTCATTTTGTTATAATCTAGGACCATCTAATTTGAAATCTAGTACACTTCTTAAAAAAGTTAATACAAACCCAAATGACATAACGATTGAAGCTGAATTTATGAAATGGACTAAAGCTGGTGGTAAAACACTTAAAGGTTTAGTTAGAAGAAGAGAAGCTGAAGTTAAATTATACTTTAATAAATAATAAAAAAATGAGCTATACTAAAGAACAAATTGAAAAGGCTGTCAAATCTAAAGGTTATACTTGGTTTGAAGGAGCTAAAGACTATGATGTAAACATCGTAGGGGTAAGAAATAATGCACCATCTGTTGCTGATAAGGTAACAAATGTATTTGATGATTTCATTACACTATCTTTTAAAGAAAATGGTGTTTGGAAATTCTATATCTGGAATAATACAACAGACCCAGGTAAAAAAGGGGTTGAACAATTCCATAATTCTAAAGGTGTTGCTAGGTTAGTACCTGGACAATATCGTTCTGTTTGGACAATTGATAAACATCAAGGTAAATACGAAGCACTTTGTCAAAGAAATGGTAACGTAAAGGTTTATCGTGATGGTGATAAGAATAATGTATTCTCTGAAGCTATAGTTGATACAGGTATGTTTGGGATTAACATTCATAAAGCTGGTCAAGATTCAACATGGGTAGAAAATTGGAGCGAAGGTTGTCAAGTGTTTAAACGAGTAAAAGATTTTGATGAATTTATGAAAATATGTAAGAAAGCTGCAAAAATTCATGGAAACAAATTCTCATATACGTTACTAGAAAGTACTGATATAATTTAAATAAAAAGCCACCTAGTGTGGCTTTTTTCATTTATTGTTGGTATATTTGTAAAAAAATAAAAATTGATGTTTAAAAAAGGAGATATTGTAACTGGTGAAATTGGTCTTACGGGATTCGGTTCAGGTTATGTTACAAACCAAGATATAAAAAAGGGTATACATATCAATAAAGGTAGTGTAAACAAAGCATTGCATTTAGATATAGTTAAAGTTGAATTAACCAAAACTGATAATGGTCAATTTGAAGGTAAGGTAATTGAGATTGTAGAACGATTCAAGACTGAGTTCGTTGGTACTATGCAAATATCATTAAAGCATGCTTTTCTAATACCAGATAATAAACGAATGAATATTGATATATTCATCCCATTAAATAAAACAATGGGTGCATCTAATGGTGAAAAGGTTGTTGTGAAAATGACAACTTGGGGTGATAATCAGAAAAACCCTAATGGTGAAGTAATTAGAGTATTAGGTCAATCAGGTAATAATGATGTTGAAATTCATAGTATATTGGAAGAATATAATCTACCATATGAATTTAAACAAAATGTAATTAATGAGTCTGAATTAATATCAGATGTTATTTCAGAAAAAGAAATAGCTAAAAGATTAGATATGCGTGACATATTAACTTTTACTATTGATGGTGAAACAGCTAAAGATTTAGATGATGCCTTATCAGTACAATGGGTTGATGGTAATATTGAAGTTGCTGTTCATATTGCGGATGTATCTTATTATGTAAAACCAAATACAGCTATAGATGATGAAGCATATAAACGTGGTACATCGGTTTATTTAGTTGATAGGGTTGTACCAATGTTACCAGAAAAATTAAGTAACAATCTTTGTTCACTTAACCCACATACTGATAAATTAGTTTATTCATTTATATTCACACTTGACCAAAATGGTAAAGTAATTAAAGAAAAGTTTTGTCGTGGTATAATCAATTCAAATTACCGATTAACATATACTGAAGTTCAAAAAGTAATTGAAGGTGGTGACATCTATAATAAAGAGTTAAAAAGAGCTATATTAGATTTGAATCGATACGCAAGTAAAATAAGAAAAATTAGAAGTGATAAAAATTCATTAAAATTTAGAGGTTCTGAAGTTAAGTTTGATTTAGATTTAAATGGAAACCCACTTGGCGTTTATTTTACTGAGCAAAAAGAATCAAATTGGTTGATTGAGGAATTTATGGTTTTAACAAACAGACAAGTTTGTGAATACGTAACAAAAAAAGGTGTTGTGACATTGCATAGAACACATGATGAACCAGACCCAACTAGATTAGAATCACTAAAAACATTTATAGAATTGATTGGTTATAAATTAGACTTATCTGATGATAATAAGATTAAGGATAAACTAAATGGGTTACTTAAGGAAGTTAAAGATACACCAGAAGAAAATATAATTAATAATTTAGTAGTTAGATGCATGACCAAAGCTAATTATCAAACTAAAAATATAGGACATTATGGTTTAGGTGTTAAGTTTTATATGCATACAACTAGCCCAATCAGAAGATATCCTGATTTAATATTCCATAGAATAATTAGTGGTGTATTGGGTAACGATGGTTACGTTGGGTAATTACCTGTGAATGTTTGAGACTCATCACCTCTTCTAACTATTAATCCTGGATATTTTCTAAACATTTGGCTGCTGGTGCTTTTAATTGCTTCAGCAGCTTGTTTAAATTTACCACGTTTTACTAATTGAATAAATTCACTTTTTCTAAATGTGGTAACACCCATATTATAAATCATTGAAACCATAGCATCATACATAGGTTGAGTTATTTTAGGGTTAACACCATCAGCTTTCCATTCATTCAACAATCTATCTAAACCTTCAGCCGCTATTTTAACATCATCTTTTAATAATTGTTCAGCTTGTTCTGGTGTTATGGTTACCTTTTCACCTCTTTGTTTCATTTTTTCATACTCATCGTATGATACTAAGAAATCATAACTACTACTATTATCACCTCTAGAAATATCCTTAAATACAGCGTGACCGTATCCAATTGTATATGCACCGTCACCAATATTATAAGCGGTAAGTACTGGTTTACCACCAATACCTTCATGAGTTTTTAATAAATCAATTATTTTATTTGAAAACTTTTCTTTTACTACAGGTTTTTCGGCTTTTTGTGGTACTTCTTTTTTAGTTATAGCATTATCTAATAGGTCACCAACCATCGTTACTACATTGTTTTTAGGTAAAGCATCTACTTTGCTATCAACATCAACCAATTGATTATAACCCATTGTTAATGCCATTGATGCTATTGCTACCTTAACAACACGAGATTTTAATTTATCTGGTAATTCAGCAACTTTAGCAACTAATGTCTTAATGAAATCTATACCTTGTTCAGCTGTTCTAACATATGATGCTGATTTTTTAATATCAGTTTCAATATTATTTACTCTATCATAGAATTTATTATTAACAAAATCCCATTCATAAGATGCTGAATCATCATCAGCTTCTAATAATAAAGAATTAACATTTGGGTATGATTCGACAAGCAATTTAGATTCATTAATTGCTTTATTTAAGTAGTACATACTACTTAATCTATTGATATTCTCAAATGTCATAATTCTCATCATTTATAAATATCTTTTTTTATATTAAAAATATTGATAATTTGATTTTAAATTAGTATATTTGCAAAATGAAGTATAAATCTGATGAATTAGAAAAAATGGCAGCACATCTTTCTCAAAGAGAAAGGGTAGCACAAAAAGCTAGTAGAGATAGCATTAAGTATAAGCAATGTCAATACTTGATGGATAAATTAGGTAAAATATATACTGGTGTAATAACTTCAGTTCAAGACTATGGTATATTCGTTGAAATACCAGAAAATGGTTGTGAGGGGTTAGTTAAATCATCAGATATAGGTTATAGAACTTGGACACCTGATGTTAAAAACCATTGTTTTATTGAAGAAATAACTGGTAGAAAAATGAGATTAGGTGATGAAATAAAAATTATTATTAAGACAGTAGATTTAGAAAAAAAAGAAATTAACATGAGTGTGCTAGATATTTATTAATATGAACAAACCTATTACCAAAGAATTTGATTTTGGCGAATACATCGTACACATCACGTATTATGGTGATGGTAAGATAGATGTTAGTGTATTAGATGAATTTGGTGATGAAATTGAAGGGGTTTACATATCAAATGATGATGGTGATGATAACGGGGTTGATTTTAATTTAAATTAGTGGCTATAAATCTTGAATTTGAAAGTTATAGAGAAATTATTAATTTCATTCAAAATGAAAAGGATTTATTATTTACTGAAACTCTAAATGAAATTAAAAACTCAATAAAAAATAATGAAAAAATAGCCAATGTTGCCAACCTAATGGTTAATGATGATGTCATTACTATAAACGTTGAAAAATCAGATTGGTCATCACACTTAAACTTTTCAATTGCTTATTTTGAACGCATTGAAGATTACGAAACTTGTATAGAAATTAATAACATACTTAAAGGTTTATGACCGAATCTGAATTTGTTTTATGGTATGTTAATAAACATTACCTATTTAATGGTTTAACTATGAGATATAAATATCAACATGATAACCATAGTATTAATTTTAATTCTTTTTGTGATAAAGTTAAAAAATCTATTAGTATTGACATATTAGATGGTGAATCATTAAATAATTACTTATTAAGCTGGTTTAAAAATAAACAGATAGAGGCTAAATCTGATATTTTGGATTATATAAAATACAAATATAAAGTAACATTAGGTCCAACATCTTGGGTAATTTCAAAATTGAATGGTAAAATAGTAAATGAATGTGATATAATCACATGTTTTAAACAAAAATATGAAAACGAATTCATCGAAAGAATTATCATTGATTGGTATGAAAATGAGATGATTAGGATTACCGAAACATCCACATTACATTTTAAATAAAAAAAACATTAAAAATATTTGGATAATGTCTTTATTATCCTTACCTTTGTCAAAATTAATTATGGAAGTTATAACACGAAATAAAAAAGCTTCATTTGAATATGAGTTTATTTATAAACTAACAGCTGGTATCAAACTAATTGGTAGTGAAGTAAAATCAATACGTAATCATAAGGTGTCAATATCTGAGGGTTATTGTTATATTAAAAATGACGAACTGTTTATTAAAGGTATGAATATATCTGAATATAAACAAAGTGGTATTCATACGAATCATGAACCAACCAGGTTAAGGAAATTATTGTTGAACAAAAAAGAAATAATAAAATTAAATGAAAATGTAGAGCAAAAAGGGTTGACAATAGTACCAATTAGTGTTATTATTACCGACAAAGGTTTAATAAAAATTGAAATAGCACTATGTAGAGGTAAAAAGCTTCACGATAAACGTGATACAATTAAAAAACGTGATTTAGAACGAGAACTTAACGTAAAAATTTAAAATAAATATATGAGACAATTAAAAATTAGCCAAAAAATTACAGACAGAACATCATCAAAAGCATTCGCTCAATACTTAATGGATGTTAGAGCAATCAAATCATTTGAAACCGCAGATGAAGAATATCAATGTGCGATTAAAGCTTTCAATGGGGATAGTGATGCTTTAAATGAATTGATTGAGAGAAATTTAAAGTTTGTAATTAGTGTGGCTAAACAATATACCAATGCTAAATCACCACTTGAAGAATTGGTTAATGAGGGCAACTATGGCTTAATTGAAGCTGCTCAAAAGTTCGACCCAAGTCGTGGTTTCAAATTCATATCTTATGCTGTTTGGTATATAAGAAAAAATGTGACAGATTACATGAACAAGTATTCTAGAACTGTTAGAATTCCAATAAATAGAATTACTGAGTTGAATAAACTTAAGAGAGAAATGTCTGGTCTAGAACAAATCAACCAAAGACCAACAGCTGCTCAAGATTTGGTTGGACTTGAAGGTTCTGATTTGAATTTTGATAACATTAATATGTTATTAAGTTTAGATACTATGTCAGTTATGTCATTAGACACACCATTCACTAGTGATTCGGATAGTGGTTCAATGATTGATGTACTTGAAAACGGTAATTCATTAAGTGCTGACCATTTAGTTAACAATAATGATTTACAATCAGTATTAGATTCAATCATGACAACTCTTGATTGTAGACAAAAAGAAATTATAACACTAACTTATGGATTAAATGGTTATGAACCATTAAGTTTAGTTGAAATTGGTCATAAAGTTGACATGAGTCGAGAAGGTGTAAGACAAGTTAGAAAGAAAGCTTTAAAAATCATGAAAATAAATATGAATCGAAGAGGCATCAAAATGGAATTATTTCAGAATTAATTAAAACCCCTTATGGGGTTTTTTTATTTGTGTTTTTAGTAACTTATAGATATTTATTAATAAAATAATACACTAATTATGAAAAACATAATCAAACTTAATAAACAAGACTTGGATAAATCGGCACAAAAAATTATTAAAGAAGATATTCAAAATAATAAATTATATAACGATTTAAAGTCAGTTATTAGAGATTCAATTTCAAGTAAAGAAGAAATAATAGATGTATTAAAATACATTCTTGATGAAAAAGAGGGTCATGGTTGGGTAACAAAAGAAAAGGCCCTTAAAAATCTGGGTGAGTCTGATATTAAAAAAATGTTAAGAGAATCATTGAATGGTTTATTCGAAGATAATAAAGAAGAACCTAAAATCAAACGTGATGATACCAACGATGATAAAGAAGGTGATGGTGAAACTAAAGTTGAATATGATGATATTATAAACTTCTTTAAAAAACACGATTCAATCAAACAAGTTGGTATATTCAGAGAAGCTGGATTCAGTGAAAAAGAAATTTACACTAGATTACCATACAAAAAATTAAATCAAGAACAAAATGAAGAAGGTGGTACTTATCGATTCACAAAAGATGAAGTAGATAGAGTTAGAACAGTATTATCTAAATATCCTGGCGGGGGTAAAGTAGGTTAAAAATTAATAAATCCACGAAAGTGGATTTTTTTTTGTCATAATATTTGGAAATGTTATTTATTTACCCTATCTTTGTTTTATAAAAATAAGAGATATGGAAAATGATGGAATCAAATTTTACCAAGTATTCGGATTCGGTGGTACTATAGGGGTAAACAAATTAACGTTTAGTGATTTAATAATGGTAAAGGGTGGCACCTTGATTGTTATGATATTATTATTGGGTGTGCTAGCATCTATATTCCCAATAATAATGCTATTTGTATATGCATTTTTACTTTTATTTGGTAATTGGGAACAAATGCAATTGGACCGAGTTAGAGTTAACATATTCGCAATTGCTGGTTATGTATATTTTATGATTGATTACCACTTCGGATTTGTTGGTTGGTTATTCTTTTATAAAATGTTTGGTGCTGAGTTTGTTGATAAATTATGTTATATTAATACAGCGTTAGTTATATTGAATATTCTCCTAATGTTTTTTGGTAATAGATTGTTCAATGAAATACAACATGGTATTATTAGATTAGCCGCATTTGCTTTTATTTTATTTTTATCAAATAAAATATTGATACCAATAGGTAAATCATTGAGTCCAGCGATAACAACACAATATATTCCAAAACCTGGTGATGGTGTGATGGATGACGTAGAAAGTGTTGAGGACCCGAATCAAGAAGAAATGATGGATTTAGATGACGAGATTGAAAAACATGAACATGGTAGAGGTAATTACAATTACCAACAACCTAACGATGATGAATATATTGGTCGAGATTAAAAATATTCTTATTAAATTTGGTTAATTGAAAAATAATCATTATATTTGTATAAACAATAAAACAATTAGTTATGTATACGTTTGTAAATTTAGAATTGAGAAAAGAAGCTAGCAAATTGGTAGCGAAAGGTTGGGAACCAACTAAAGGTAGAATCAGTGGTAACTCTATTGAGTTTGATGAAGACTGTTCATCATATCTTTACTACGGTAATGTACAAGGTAGAGATGCTGATTTAGCTGAATTGAAGAAAATGTTTCAATAAAATTTGGTTAACTAATAATTTATTAGTATATTTGTATTATGAAATATTTAACAGAGGTTGAAAGAAAACAAAGGGTACTTGATGAATTCAATGGTTTTACATTTGAATACACTACGGACCTATCTAACGAGGTTTTAATATACCCACCAACCGAATACACCAATGAGATGCTTTGCGTTGCCATATCTCAACTAATTGGTATGTTTATGTCAACAACACATGATAAGTTAAACGGATTCTCAGGATTCGATAATATTAAATTTAAAATTAAGTAAAAATGTCAAGAAGCAGTTTTTTAGTTTTCGATTCAGTAATGGGTTTTGAACACAAAGATGAACCAACTCAAATTATTGAAGCTGATGGTTCTATTAGATACTATAAAGGTGGTATTCGTTCCACTTATAAATCTGGTGAATTAGCACATATAACACCAAAAGAGTGTAACCCAAAATGGTTTACAAATTTCAATCAAGCATTACTTGATAAAATAAAAGATTACCATAGAAATAATAATTAAATGAGAATATTTAGAACCTTAAAAATAGGAATTAGTAATCTATGGGCTTGGTTACCTATAATTTGGAAAGATAGGGATTGGGACTCTTGGTTTATATATCAGATTATTGAATTTAAATTAAGGAGACAATCTAATTATATCGGTAGTAAGGATAGACATACCAGGGCACAAGAAGATGCTAAAGATATGTTAATTTGTGCTGATTTAATTAATAAAGTTAAAGACTCTTATTACGATTCAGAATATACTGATTACCATGAAAGTGAAATGATATTTACAGATATTGAAGATAAACCAGGTTATAGTGAAATAAATATTAATACTATCAGTGAAGATTTTGATTCGTATTTTAGAAAGTTTCCAACGTGGCATAAACGAGCAATTATCTTTATTAAAGAAAATCAAAAAAGATTTACTACTGACCATAATGATAAAAAATTAGTTGCTATGATTATGGGTGACTTAAGACAAGAAAAAGCTAAGGATTTAGTATTTAGAATCATGTCCAAAAAAATCAATAGATGGTGGGATTAAAAAATAAAATTATGGAAAAAACAAACCATGGTGTTGAACGTAAATTTGATTTGGTTATAAAAGACAGAGGTGAACAAATAAAAAACTCATAATTTTTATTTTATTACTTATAACGTTTTGCAGCTATATTTAGTTGCGAACTTTGAAAACGAAAACTTTAAATTAAGATAAAATGAAATTAGAAAATGAAAACTTGAATGAACCACAAAAACCGCAATTGAATATAGGTGCTGTTATAAGCCGTATTTTCTTTGGTTTATTGATTGTGGTAGTATCAGCGAATGTTGGTAAATGGATTGGTATAGGGTTATTTAAGCTAATAATGTGGTTAGGAATACTTCCATATTTAGAAAAGTTCTTTGGATGGTTCATCTTTTAATATGGTTTATAACGGTAGGCAACTTAGCGCATACTGAAAGTTGCGCTAAGATGCTGTTATGCTTAGGTGCGAGATAGAAAAATAAACTTTATAAATTAACAGAAATGTCAGATTTTAAAATAGGTTGCTCACCTTTAACGAGTAGAATTTACGTAGGTAAAGTTAAAAAAGGAATGTGGATTGGAGAAAAGCATGATGTAACTGAAGATGCTGTTGCTAGTGTTGCTGAAAACTTATTAAAGACAGACGAGCGGTTTCAGTTTTCTTTAGGTGGAAAACGCTACGAGTTAAAGGTTATAGAAATTGAAAGCACTTGAGCATAACGTCCGATGATAAACAATCGTTTTAATGTTGTTTATCATTTGTTAGGTTTAGTTAAATTATTGTTTTACCGATTAAAAAAATAGAAAATATGGAAAATAAATTTGAATCACCAGGTATATCAGCAAAGGGCGATGTAGAAATATATATAAATCCAAAATCACTCGCAATAGAATTTGCTAAGTGGGTGAGCAATCAACAAGTTTTAGATGATTTTTGGAGTATGAGTAATAAGGTACAAGAAGAGGCTTACGAACTCTTTATTAAAGAAATAAACTCAAAACAATAATTTAATTGGACCTAACGTATCGCAAGTATAAAAAGTTGGGGACTTGAAAAAGTTGGCGTGGGTTCATCGAATCGGGTCAGTTATAGAAGCCGAAGTTCTCAATAGACTCATAACCCCCAATTTCTTATACTTGATGTTATGTAAGCGTTTTAATGTTACATAACGATTGGGTATATACGCAGTACCCGATGGAGAAATTTTAAATTTAGTACAAACCTTAATAGGGTATTGCGTATATACCTTGTTAGCAAACGTTTATTATTATGGATGAAGTTAAAATGTTTTTATTTGCAAGGTGGATAGCTACTTGTTATGCTGATGAACATCTTGATGAAAAAATGAGATACACAGACAATGAAGATTTTGACGGAACTACTGCAATGTCTGTGTTAAATAGAGAAAGTGGCAATTGGTACAAAGAACAGTTAAAACATTTTAACGATGTTGTGTATCCAAATTATGTTAAAAACGGTAGTGTTGATAATGCAAAGGCTTTCTTTAATGTTTGCTAACGTCTGATGATAAACAATCGTTTTAATGTTGTTTATCATTTGTTAGGTTTAGTTAAAAACATTTAGAAATAAATTTAAAATATTAATGGAAAATATAAATATTCTTTGGATAAGAGAGGAAAGGAGTAGTTCCTTCAATGGAACAATGATAGGTTATAAAACCGAATATGGTTTGTGTGGTTCTTTTAGTATGGATTTACTTGAGACCTATAAAAAATTATTCTATATTATAGATGGTAAAGACTTATTAAAAACACTTAATTGGAGATGATTGTATGTTTTTAATTGAACCTAACGTTATCGGGCTTGGCGAAGTGGCTGAACCGAATGTTTGATAGAATTACTGAACTTAAAATTAAAAACAAATGATTGATAGAATTACCGAACAGCCATTTTGCCAAACCCGTGTTATGCGTTCGTTGCATAGCGTGGTTGTGGCTTGGCGAAAATACGCTGCACTTCCGATATTGTTATTACAGATAATAACAGGTGCTTGGTGCAGTAGTATTGTGTATGGGTGTGTGATGGCGTTGTGGTTGACAGTGCCTTGCGGAATAAAGATGGTTAATTGCAGATGGTATTTATGGTATCCACGACAATTATTATTTGCAACGATGTCGGCACTGGCATTGTGGGATGGATTGCAATGACGCATAACGTTCGAGTGCTTGGCGAAGAAGCGGATAAATAAAAACTATCGTTTTCCCGAAGCCAAGAACACGATAATAAAAAACAAACTTTAAATTAATAACCAAAACCGCTTTTTTGCCAAACACTTGTTATAAGAAGTAGCGGTTCATTAAACAAACGTAATTATGGAAACGAATGAAAAAAAATGCTTTAACGAATTTTGTAAAAGTAAAAATTGCCCTGAATATATTGAATGGTCTTTTGATATGGGGGCAAATTGTGTAAGTTGTAAATTAGTAGGTCAATCTTACAATATTGATGAATACCCTACGGATTGCATTTTTTTAGAGGAAATAGTTGCTTATGAAAAAGAATCGTAGCTATTTCTTATAACTAATGGCTAACCCTCATAACACATCACTAAAATAAATTAATAATCAATGAGTTATAGTTATATTTGGTATATAGATTTTGCTGAAAATTATGTCTTCACAAAAGAGGGTAGATGTTTCAATTTATTAACGGGTAAACAAATAAAACAATGTCTTCATGGATATACAGTTGGATACAATATTAAGGGTAAATTTTATTCTTTAAAAACCCTTAGAACCCATTTAATAAAGATTAAAAAAACTAATTGTCCATTTTAAAAAAATTAATATATGAACTTAACAAGAGAAATGATTAAAAATATTTCTGATGATAAATTAATCAGAATTGCTAATATTCTTGACCCGCATGAAGACTGGCAAGTTAGTAAGAAATATACTGAAGACCAAGAAGTCTATGAAACACTTGTTGATGGTGGTGATGGTCAATACATTGCGGTTGTTCAGTTTTTATTTGGTGACTACGGTTTAGAGCCAGAATATTTAATAAGACATTTTGATGCTGACTTTCAAGAGAGTTCACCAACATGTGATGAATGGGTTTTAATTACGGAAATTATAAATGAATAATATGCTACAAAAAGGCTGGTCAGTTAGTGCTGATACTGAACATTGTGTTCATATTCTAATTGATGATAATATTGATTTAGAAGGTTTAGAACTAACATTAATAAATGATGTTAGAATACCTATATTGAAAATGAAGATTAATACTAGAGAAATACATATTTGTTCACATACTGAAAAACCAATGTTTGCACAGATAGGTAATTCAGTTAAGTATGTTGAAGGTTCAGGTGCTGAGTATTACCAAAATGAAAACTAATGAAAAGATTATTTTTGGATGACTTAAGAGTACCATTAAATTGTCCTAAAATCCATTACATGGGTTATAGGGTTTCTGATTTAAACATATACTATGAAGAATGGGATATTGTTAGGTCACATGGTCAATTCGTTAAATGGATTGAAAAAAATGGATTACCTGATTTAATTTCATTTGACCATGACTTGGGTGATGATACAAACTTAAAGGGGGTTCTACCAATTGAGGAATGGTTTGATATTGACAATAACCGAGAATATACTGGAATGGATTCAGCAAAATGGTTAGTTGATTATTGTATTGATAATGATTTAAAACTACCAGACTTTATTGTTCATTCAGCAAACCCATCTGGTTATGAAAATATAAATGGATTATTAAAATCATTTAAAAAACAACAAAATTAGTGGCTATTTAAATGATTAAATAGTATATTTGCTAAAAATAGATTTATAATGGGTTATATAGTAGTTGATTTTGATGGAAGTGTTGTTACACATGAGTACCCAATGATGGGTAAAGATATTGGTTCAGTTCCAGTTTTAAAAGAATTAGTGGCTAATGGTCATCAGCTAATTTTATTCACCATGAGAAGTGACATGGGAGTTAAGAGTGGTAAATTTAAAAGTGGTTTAACTGATGCAGTAAATTGGTATAAAGAAAATGATATACCATTATTTGGTATTCAAACTAATCCAACACAACATGAATGGACTGATTCACCAAAAGCTTACGGTCAATTAATCATTGATGATGCTGCGGCATTTGCTCCGTTAAAATATGACCCAACTTATTCTAACAGACCATTCATTGATTGGGTTATAATGCGAGATGAATTAATTAGAACAGGTTGGATAAAATAATAATAAACAAGAATTTGCTACAATAAACTATAGATGATTACTGTAGCAATATCTAGTTTAGTGAATTAATAATCAAATAAATAAGTTATGACAGAAAGAGAATTAGAGTTACTTAGATTTACTAAAATTGATGTATCCGCAGAAGAAAGTGGTGATGAACCATTTTACTACTACACACATACTGTTGTTCCAGGTTTGGAACTTATCAGTAATAGTAACAATGAAATTATTGATGATAAATGGTTTGTTGAATTTTTTAATACTGAAATACCCGTTAGGTTTTACGATATGAGTAAGGTGCTTGGATTAATTAATCTATTGACTAAAGCTATTGTTAATGAAAACGAACAATAAATTATATTGTACTGGCTGCAATAAAGTAATTAAGCATACACCTAAGCTATCAGCAATAATGGGTGGCGCTATGGTATGTACAAAGTGTTCAAAGATGAATGGGTTTTGTACCTTAATTAAAATTGGTGATGAGCTATTTGAAAAACATTCAGCTGATATACGTTGGATTGAGTTTGAAAATGGTAGAGGTAAAAGTATGCATGAAAAGCCACAAATTGGTTATAGCTTAATGATGAGCCCATTTAATGATTCTTTTACTTGGATGACCACTTCAGTTACTGAAATAATTGAAGAAACCAATAATTTTGTTCATTTTAAAACTGAAAATAATGAATATAAATTATATAACAATCAAAGTTTTATGTTAAAAAATGATTATAAAAATTAAAGATGCTGAAAAAAATAAAAGAATTAATATTCTAGGAGTTCCACATGGGATTGTATTTCATGAATCTAGTTCAAAATGTATGTCTACCGTGCATCATAAAGCATTTATTGGTGACATTGAAAAAATATTAGAAAATTATCCAGATAGTGATATTAATATCTTCCCATGTTATTGTTCTGATGATTTATATTTTGAAGGTCTAAGTATGTATGACCCAATGACATTTGACAAAATTAATACGTATTATTTGAGATATTTCTTAAGTGATACAATTATCAAAAATAAAAATAAATTTAAATATTTGTTAATTAAATAATTCTATGTAATTATTTGAATAATTTAAATATTATAACTATCTTTGTATTATGGAAGGAATTTTAGATTTAATTAAGGGAAACGATTGGATAGTACGTTATAGATTAGAAGACCCATATGGGCTTTCATTTACTAAATCGATACCATTATCCAGGTTTAATAAAATAATGTATAAAAATCAATTATACATTGGTGCTAATGTCATATTTGAACTATCAACTGAGAATGACCATAAATCACTTTGTCATTGTAGTATTGATGATTATGATAAATGTGAGTTCTTTGTTAAATCGGGTATAAACGACTGTTTAAACTACGAAAATATTGAAGTTGAAGTAGCTAAAATTTCATCAATAGTACCAAACTCTAATCCAATCAATGAAACATTTGATAGAGAAACTGTTAAAAACTTATTAATAGAAGTTAAAAATAGATTTGCAGTTATGAGTAATGATAACTATAATTCAGACACATCAGTAGTTGAATGGTTTGATAGAAATTTCCCCTTAACAAAATAAAATATGAAAGAAAAATTTGATAATTTAAGTATTGTGCAGATAGCACTTATAATTGGTATTGTTTATTTAGCTTCACAAGGAACACTTGGTTGGGGTTGGTTAGTATTTGCATTAATTATTACATTGTAATTATGAATAAAGAAGATTTAATATCAAAATTTACAAACGGTGAAGATAGATTTAGAACCGACCCACTATTTCATACTATAATATATTCATTACTTGATGGTGAAGACCCATTAAAAATAATTGATAATTTACTCAAGTCAAATAATGAAATCTTAGATAAACTTAGAAATCAATTATTAAAATGAAATTTTTAAAATTCCTAATTGTTTGGATATCACAAAATCTAGCAATTCCATTTTGGATGGTTGGGCATATTCATTTAATGACTACAGTATATGAGGATATTATTGAAGTATTAGCATCAGTTGGTATGAATACGATTGTTGCTATTGGGTTTTTTATAGATTATAAAGAACAAAATAAATAACATAAAACATGGAGAATAAAATTGAGCAAGTTAAAAAATCAAAGTTAATATATTTAGCATCACCGTATGGTAACCCTGATGATAAAATAAGAGAAGATAATTATATTGTTGTATCCAATATTGCGGCAGATATGGTTTTTAATGGTGATGTAGCCTTCTCACCAATATCTTATGGTCATAATCTAATATCATTTAAAGACATGCCAACTGACTGGGAATTTTGGTTTAATTTCTGTGTAACATTTTTGTTAAAATGTGATAAAATAGTTGTATGTCAAATGCCAGGTTGGGAAAACTCAGTTGGTGTTAAGGAAGAAATTGAAATTGCAATTAAACATGGTATTGAGGTTGAATATATCAATACTGATAAGTATTACAATTTATAAAATAAAACAATTGATATGCATTATGTATTAGAAGGTATTATACTAGAAATTGGTTCTATTGAAAAATATGCTAGTGGCTTTAAAAAGCGAGAAATCATAATCAGAAATGAAGATGAGTTTATTCAAGATATTAAAATTGAGTTTGTAAATGATAACTGTGAAAAGTTAGATTTATTTATTAATGGTGAAGAAGTTATGGTAGCATTTACATTAACAGGTAATCAATATCAAGGTAAGTACTATACCAATCTTAGAGGTATTGCGATTGGAGAAAAAGTCGTTGCTGGTGAAACCAAAAAAATTAAAAGCAAAACAAAAAAAGAAAAAAAGGAACCTAAATTAGATGATGATTTGGAATTTTAAATAAATAAATATAAATTATGGGAAATGAAAAAGGAATATACCGATTAAATGTTGATTTCGGTAGAATGGGTGAATTAAGTGGAATCTTTATTGCGAACAAAGAACATGTTAAAGTATTGATTGAAAATAACATTGAGGTTTATTGGGGTGAAGTATTAGGTAAACATAGTGAAGTATATGGTTTATTAAATGAATCTGATATTACATTAGTTTCTGATAATCCAGAAGCGATTAAAATAATTGAAGAGCTACGACTAGAGAATGGTTATAACCCATTTGATTATTCAGCGCTTAGATTTGAAATTGAAGGATATGATGATGAAGATTATGATGATATGTCAGTTTTTGATTTAGTTGAATTAATTATTAAAAGAAAAAATTAATAGGAAACAAAGTTGTTTAAATAAAAAGTATTTAGTATATTTGTATTATGAAAAAAGTAATA